CTAACGAAGCTTTCTTTGGAACAGGGGGTTTCGGTGCAAGCATTGCACTGACTACTGCTGAAAGAACGAACAATGCTAATTGTACCCACATATCTATTTACCTATTTTTGATACTAAGATCAAAAAAGTGTTGTACCCCCAAACGGATTCCTATCAGGACTATAAGGAAAACCACCATAATTATTTATATTATCGTACCTGTCTTTGCAATCTGCTAGATCATGGGCGCAACCAGGGAATGCATCAACAGAACTTCCAATTACTAAGTCAGTTGGAAACGGGGTTACAATAGTCAAAGTACCTGCCCCATCATCATCCAACACCGTTCTAAAATGTACCTGATCGAATTGAAGATACCCACCATCATAAAATCCCACACCTGTTACTGCCCATTCTGGGGCTGTAATAATATTGGTTGAAAATGCCGACACCGTTCCTATTACCCTAAATAGATCATTATCTACTTTGCATTCAAGACCATAATGGATATGTGGACATTGACTTGAATACTTTCTACGCAACCCAGGTCTTTTCAAACTGGTAAAGACAGGCTCACAAGCAATTGCCGCTTTAGAACCAGACCATTCAATAGTCAATACCCTACCTTTCCAGACCACCACAAATTCATTAGCAAGATCATTTAAGTGCTGTCTGTATATTGTCAGGGTCATTATTTGAGTAGGGGGAAACCCTACAAAACCTTCTAGTACCTCGGCATCCCTTTGAATATCTATCTTCAATTCGTGTCTTTCAATTTCTGTATTCTGTTCCACAGCCTGCCTTTGCATCTGATGTGGGATGTACACATTATTAGCAAACGTAATTTCAGCATCATGCGAAGTTAAAAAAAATGATTGAACAACACCCAACCTAAATTCATATAATTCAATTGGATATCCAAACCCTTCTTCCCGTGCTTCAAAAGTCATCTTCCTAATACCCTAGCTGCAAATGAAACTGTTGCGAATTCAGTGTGATTCCAAGCAATTTCTATTCCATCAACATCTAACCTAGATGGATGTAAGAATGAAATTATCTTAATTTGATCTAATGGAATATTTACACCCAATGGTGCATCAATACCAATTATTTCTTCGCCTGGGGTTGTGGAAGTAGCAGATGTTATTCTTCGATAAAATCTCAACCCTGCTTTATTTACTATAACAATATCTAGCTTGCCTTGTGCGAAATTATAAAAGTTCCTGTACTCGTAATCCTGAACGGTTATCCCAACATCCGTGCTGAAAATTGTTTCCAACGCAACAAAATCTTGAGACTGTGAAGAAATCCAGAATGGTGTATGTTTACCTGCCCGTGCATGTAACCATTCTTTCCAGAACCAAATATCTTCCCTTCCTTCATCAGCAAAATCAAACTTGGTTACAACATCTGGGAACCCTTGACGGTCATCTACAAAAGCAGGGGATATTCCAAAATCTACCAGACCATATTTAGACTGATATGTTAAAGATAAATCTGCTGCTCTGTTGGGTATTTTCTCCAAAACAAATGTTGGTTCTCCATTAACGTCTTTATAAGCAGTTGGTGAATCCACAGCAGGTATAGCTTCGTTATCCACAAATTGAAATTTGATACTAGCAAAATCTATGTCAGCAGTTGGTTGTGTCAAATTCTGATCTTCAGTTAATCTCCCCACCAATGCAGGATAGATTCTAGTTCCTGAAGGCCAAGCTTTCAGTGTCGGTCTAATCAGTGTCAAACTGGTTGCCGTAATACTTGCAATTTCTACAGCTTCAACATCTCTTTGATCGATAACAAATATTGCTACCCCACCAAGCTTGAAAGATGTGTTATCCGTAAATGCCACATCAATTACTAAATCACCTATTGGCGTATCAGCAGTAGTAAATACGCAATCAGTCCAAATCGGTACAGAAAATAATCTTGCTTTCCAATCCCAAAGATAAGTTTCAAGCCAACGCTTATCATCTGTTTCAACCAAAACCCTGTACTCCATACTTCTTCGCGGATTGGTTCTCAACCTGTTTCTTCTTTCAGTCCCATCATCAGCTTCAATAATTTGGGTTGCCCATTCGTATCTTTCAACCACAACATCAGACCAATCTGGGGAGAACGCAAAAATAATTACCCTGTTACCAGTCAGTTCAAGGGTCACTGATTCTGTATCGAACACCCACGTATAAACAATATCAATTGCAGGCGGCCCCGTAAGACCCACACTAATTAAATATTCCCTAGATTCTAAGGCAGCATATAAAGTTGGGGGTATCGCAGGTTCAGTCAGAATAACTCCTGTTGTATCTCCCACGGGGGTCAAACTAATATTATTATTACTGGTAAAAAATGCATTCCATACTTCAAATGTTCTAACCTGTGCGCTAACCAAATTACCCAACGCAATTACAGCAGGAGTTACATGAACTCGCTCATAAAAATCTTCAACAAACATCGGGCAGAGTTGCCCCTCAAGCAGCCTGTCATTTGCAGCTACTACCCTGTTGTCAATTAAATCACCAAAAATATCTTGCGATGCAACAAAAATCGGGATAGGAAAAGCATCCTGCCCACTAAGCTGTACAGCCTGATTACCCGCAAAGGGATTTTCGAAGATCGGTGAGTCGTCTACAACATCAACCATTATGGAACCTTAAGATATGCCCACGCCAACCAACCTGAATTTGGAAGTGAATCCCGTTGTCTAGGGTCTTTCTTTTGTACAAACGGAAGTATCACCCATTCATCCCCGCCAAAGAAAATAGATGCACTCGGAGTAACATTTTGTATATTGCACATCCTTAGATCAAAAGGCTTACCTACGGGTGCGCGTTGTGTCGAACTCCTATAAATAAAAGCGGGTATCGGGAACAAGACAAGTGTTGAATTAAACTTATTCGGTTGGGTATCCCCCTGGTCAAAGAATTTCATATCAAAGTGGTTATCTAACCATTCGCCCTGTGCTGCCATTCTCAAAGGGGGTGCCCATCCTAAAGTATTATCCTGAGAATTACTTTGCTTCCAATCAACACCGTCAATATTGACACGAATAAGTTGATGCTGCCCTGCTGTGCTACCTATCTTAGTCCAAGGATAACTGTGCTGAAAGTTTGCAGGGTCATGTATAACAGTCTGACTCTGTTGGGGCATAGTGCCTTGATTATATTGCCCACCATCATAAGCCCCTATCTTTTCCATCAACCCAACATGAATATGCCTGAACTCATTAGCAATAACTTCCACCGCAATATGCAAATATTCTTTAGTCGGGTCAGTGAAGAAATGAAAGGCAGTCATATTAGGCAGCAGCCAATTTGTTTCTTTTAAAAGGGAAGTTCCTGGCTGACCATTAGCAGGATTCGCACCGTTAAATCCTGTTGCCACATAAACATCTACGTGAGGGTGATCTAAAAGTTGCTGTACTCCATGATAGACATTACTTCCTGCTGTAAATTGAGCATCAAAAATAACAAAAGTAATACCTTTAGATAAATACAATTCTGAGCTTGACCCATTGCCGCTTCCTGCTACAACTTTATTTTCAGTCCAACCATTTAACTGAGCAAATGCACTCAGCTTGCCTAGCAGATCATCAACATCTGTAGCTGTTCCTGTTAAGTAACTCATGTATCCATCCTCACTGCCATAAAATTGTGGAACGCTAATCGGTAAATATCTTGAAAAACAATGTAAGTATCACCCCCGATCACTAGCGAATTTTCTGATGTTTGATTAGAACCAGATATATGAAATACACCATCCAGTTCGCCATACGCATTCCCATTCTTCCCCGCTTCCGGCACTTCATTTTCAAACTCTGAGATGACAAGCGGAGTCAATGGATACGAACCATCAATCGCCTCAACAATCTTATCATTCATAAGATTAGTCTGGTTGGTGGTATTACCCGCAAAAGGTGCAATCACCCTGTCAACAGCTTGGAAATCGTTTGTCCCAGGATTCCTAAAATTTGTAAAAATGAGCCATGCCCCAGAAGGGTCACGAACCAACATTGCATCAGCACCAGGATTTGCAAACATCCTGATAATGTTATTTACCAAGGTGAAATGTTGGTTACTATTAACAGTACCCGCTATTACCAGTGGGAATCCATACTCAGAAGGCGCACCATAAGGCAAGTGAAAACCCATCATCATTGATGTATAGACCGTACCTATCTTGGTTACAACAATGAAGTACCTTCCTGTGGCAACAATCCAATAAGACATAAGCCCATCATCCACTATATAAAATGTATTTGGGCTTGTCCCTGGCTGATTTTGAAACGGCTCATTATCGTCAAACGCTATTGCCCCACGTAATCTCCAATTAAAAAATGGACTAAATATATTTTCTATAATTGCCATGCCCACAGGAATAACATCAGCCGCAGCAAGTCCTTGACCAGTAACAAGAAGATGACCTTCAGATAAAAAATCCGCTAAATCGCCTGTAACCCGTGCATCAAAAAATCCTACATCAACATCAACACCACCATTGTTATTTGTAATAACCCAACGCCAGTTAAAATGCCTACCAGGGGAAGTCAAAGGAAATGTCCTTGTCTGTCCACTTATCCACGCAGTAATACCTACCTGAGTATCGGCAATAGTCCACGGCCCTGTTAAATCATCAGACCATTCAAACGTCCAATCTAGCGGAGCATTAACTAAGAGAAATCCAAGACCTTGCGGGGCTATCGAATACCGATCAAATTCAACAGCATCATCAGCACGAAACTGAGCAATTGCGGTAGTCTGCAATGCCCTTACTGCGGGGGCGGCATCACTGCCATTAAACATGTTTGTTGGAATATCAAAATTGCTTCCTACGGTAATATCATTTGGATGTGGAACCCACCGATCTTGCGCCCATTCTTGCGTTGCCGTAATCATTGCGCCCTCAGTGATAACCACCGTGAACACATCAGCTATCACAAAATCGATAGGCCCATCCTTTATCAGAAATTCAAATAGCTTACCCGCAGTTTCATAGAACTCACCAACCGTTGCATCAGCTTGAGCACCCGACACCGAACCAACCACAGTAAATGTAGCAACACCTGTACCACCACCCAGATTGCAAGTGATCGTCCAAGTCTCAGACAAAGATGGTGGCGGGGAATTAACATCACTTATGGTTCCATCACCTACCCCCGCAAATCCAGGCGTGGGAAAAGTCCCATAGCCTGTTATGAATTGACGAACCCTGTTCATCAAATCCTTGTGATCAGCAGCTACTATATTTTGTACGTTTGGCATTTCAGTCCTACCTCAAATATTGTTTAACTTGTGTTGAATTTCTACGCATAATATTCATAACCACTTCTTCGTTTTCAGAACTAACTGCGAATTCTTTAGCAGCGTCCATATCAGAAACATTAATAATTCTCAGGGAAGACGGTTTAGCTAAAGACTCAAGTAGATGAACCAGAATCAACAACACCACCTGTTTGAAAATTCATTCTTCGGGGTCTGGTAATTGCAAAATTTGGAAGTCCCTTTGTATTCACATCCAACTTCATTCTGTTAATTGCTTCCATAAAATTCAGACCGTATTTTTGTACAGCCGCAGCATTGTGGACATATTCCCCATCACTTAATCTTGCAGGAATAGAATCTGAAGTTGCTGTTCCCCCTCCATGAACTCTGCCACCACCCGCAAATCCAACCATTCCATTTTTGACTTCAAACAAACCACCACCCGCACCACCAGGGATAGACCCACCACCTGATACACTAGGTACGCCCAAAGCAGTATTAATAGCCTTGAGTACCAAAGATCGAATAATCATCTGGGCAATTTGGGCAAGAAAACTTCTGGCAAAATCAGAGAATGCTTCTTTAGCACTTTTCGTCCCATCGATAAGAGATGTGAAAGCACCAGTTAAACCATCTACTGCGGAAGCTTTTAGTTGTTCAAAAGTTACATTACCTACCCTTCCAAGTTCATCAATTTCAGTCGTGATATTACGAATGCTTAAAGCTACCCCTTCATCTTTAGCAGTTTCATTAAATGCAATTTGGGAATCTCGTAATAGTTCTAGGTCTGTGATAGCCTGTTGATTAGCAGCAAAAATATTTGCCCCCAATTCAAATTGAGAATCTTCCCCTGTTTCTGCCCTTCTTTCTGCTGCCTGAATTTCCTGTTCCCGCGCAAATCGAATTGCTTCTAACCGCTTATCAAACAAGTCTTTCTGATCTTTTAAATTTTTATCATCAAGTTTTTTCTGTGCTGCTACTTCCTTCACACCCGCAGCTAAAATTGCTTTGGTTGCAGACGCAGAATTTTGGGCAATAAGCTGTTCTCTTCGTAAACCCAATTCTGTTAAAGCATTACTTGAAGCAAGTAATTGACTTGCCTGATTCAATTCTAGGGTTTGTTTTTGTGCTAGAAAAGAAGCATTGATAGCAGCTAATTCATCATCAGAATTGGCTTGTAATTGTGCGATAGTCTGAGACCTACCTAATTCTGCAACAGCTTGAGCATTCAGTTCAATTTGAGCAGCACGTTTTTGCTCAGCAATAGCAATTTCAGCATCAAGATTTGCTAGAGCTAATACCAATAACGCTGCATAATATTCTTCTTGTGTAATTATCCTGTTGGCAAGGTCTTCATCAAGAACTGCTTTCTCTAATTTTTGGATTTCATCTGCTGTATCCTTGGCTAACTGCAATGCAGCCAATGCCGCAGCTTCATCAAAATTTTTCTTGGCATTAA